CACTTACTTTTTCTTCTTTGCAATCATAAAAAATAAAATATTTGTAGTCATTATCTTTCCAATCTAAACTATTACTTGCTAAATTCTCTAAACGTTTAATAATACTTAACTTTTTAGCTACAAATTTTGCTTCCTCTTCATTTTTAAAATAATTACCAAATTTTATTTGGCTATTATCTCTTGAGGAAGTTTCATCATATGAACGGTATGTTGCATAACCACATTCATCCAAATAATAAATTTTTTCATCATCTTTAGGAAAAATTACGCCTTCACTTGGTTTATATATTTCCCAATGGGTTGCGTGTATATCACGATGACTAAACTCATATTGCTTGTAAGGGCTATTATCTTCGTAATATTGATAAATACCAATATTGCTTCTAATACCAATATAATCGTTTTCTTGCCATGTGCTTAATCTAACCTTTTCACCTTTTTCAAGGCATTCTAGCATTTCATTAAAATTCATATATTTCTTTTCTTTACTCATAGTTTTAATCCTCTACATCAAAATAATACTTTTTCAAATTTTCTTCGCCTATAGTGTCGATTGCTTTTTGACAATCTTCTCTAGTTTTAAAACATACTTCAAAGGGACTTAATTTGCAAAAATTAGTTTCACTGCAAAGAATTCTATTTTCTCGAAAATTGTAATATATAAAGTATTTACCTTTATTTTCACTGAACTTAATATTTGATAATTCTTGTAATTTATTAATAATTTTAATTTTTTCAAGCATATGCTCGGCTTCTTCTCTGGTTTGAAAAGCATTGTTAAAAAGTACTTTAGCATTATCACTAGGTAAGAGTGATAGAAAAGTGCCAGATATTACTCTACCTGATTCAGTTATATAAAAAATGATATCACCTTCTTTAGGCTTCCAGCTTTTATTATTTTCTTTTTCTTCATAAATCTTCCAATCTTCTGCAATTATATCTTCATAAATCCACACAAACTCATCATAATATTTGCCATCTTGATAAAACTCACATTTGTCCTTTTTTTGGTCGTACATAATAAAATCGATAGCACAAGAGCCGCCAAGTTTTCCCCATTTTTCTCGTGTTACTTTCTCACCTTTTTTTAATTCTTCTAAAATTTCTGTAAATTTCATTTTTTCTATTCTCCTTTTTTCGTTTAAAATTAAAAGCACTCTAATCAATGGTGTGCAACCCATATCATAAAGTGCCTTTCAGTCGGTAATATGTCGTTAATAGTACTTGCACATACTACCAACTATGTTTTTCGTGGCTCATGACTTCCACACTAATATTATATCACAATTTATATATTAATTGCAAATTATATACTAATTAAAAAATTGTTTAAATATTGCCATTAACACATTTACAACAATTGAATTACCAGCTTGTTTGTAAAGTTGTGTATTTGAATTTATTTTTTCTGCTTTATCAAAATCATCATCGCTAAAGCCCATAAGTCGCCAACATTCTTTTGGAGTAAGTTTACGAATACGTAAATCATTTTTATCAACTGTTGATGTAACAGTACCATGATTTTCCATAACAGTTGGAGCAATACCATTATTATCTACTATTCTTGCTGCATTATGTTCACTTGGTGAGTAATTACCTAAAACTACAACACCCACATCATTGCAATTGCATTTAATTGTTTGAATCATATTTTTTTGAACTACACCTCTTTTTTGATGTGGTCTATCAATGTAAATTCCATCTCCCTCATAAGCTTCTACATAACCTTTTTGAGTTGCTTCTTTGACTAAAATGTAATTATCTGGTGGTCTATTGCCTGCAGCACAAGTAATTGTGCTGGCAATTTCTTTGTTTGTATCAAAATTTCTCATAAAAACCTTTTTTCTACCACCATTCATAGCTAAAGGGTTTGTCAAATACTTAATCATTTTATCACTTAAAAAGTATTTATCATCAACTTTTTCTTCCAACATATCTTCCAAACGCAATTTTAATTTTATTGGTTGTGGAAATGTATAATCACAATTTGAATTTAGTAAACTAATCATATAACAACGATCACGATTTTGTGGAATGCCATAATTTTTTGCATTCAAATCTTTCCAATAGTTTTTATAACCTAAACTTTCTAAAAACAATAGCCATTTTTCAAAATCTTTAATATTTTCACTACTATGAACCATTGGCACATTTTCCATTAGCAAAATTTGTGGTAGTTCATTACATTCTTTTAGCAATCTTTCAACTTCCCATAATAAGCTGCTTCTTGTTCCTGTACCTTTCTCCATCCCTTTACCTTTGCCAGCTAAAGATAAGTCTTGGCAAGGAAAAGAATAAGTTAATATATAAGTATATAAATCAGTATTTGTAATATTTAAATCATTAGCACTAATTTTAGTAATATCTGTAGGTTCAAAATTTGTTCCGTGAATAACATTGTAGGTTTTGACAACTTGTGGTTCAATTTCACAAACAAAATGATGTTCAAAATCAACATTAAGATTTTTAAGTGCTTTTGCTTGGCTACCTATTCCTGCAAATAATTCAATAAGTCTTATAGGTTTTGTAATCTTATATTGATTATCTGCAAAATCAAATAAGCTTATATCTTTTTTAATGTTAAATTTAGCCATAAATTATACCATTTTTCTTACAGGCAAAATTAAAAATTCATCATTTACAATTGCAGGTTTAGTTGGATTATCTTGTGAAAAGTTAAGTTTGACATTTTTCTTATCGCTGATAAAACTTAAAACAAGTTTCAACATTGTCGAACTATACCAAAATTCATTTTCAAATTTGAAGTCAAAAATACCCTCAAATTCAGAATTTACAAACGTGGTGCTAGTATTTATACAAAATTTATCTAAAGTTAAGCCAATCAACGAATTTGAGCCTGATAATGCAAAAATATTGTATATCGGTTCAAGGTTTAGCGTTGTTGTATCAAAATTCTTAATAGAATTGTAAATATTTTCAAGATTAGGGTATGTTCCATTTAGCAATCTTCCAACGTAAGTTAAGCCATTTTCATTTTTGTGCCAAATTTTCATTCCATCAGTTTCAAGTTTAATATTGCCTTTTAATTCTTTTAAAATATTTATAAATGAGTTGTTAATAACTAAATTAACTGAAGTATCTTCGCAAGGTGTTTTATAAGCACTAAAACTATCAGTCGCCATAATCCAACCATTTCTAACACAAACACCATTTAAAACCGCTCTTACACCTTTTTTGTCAGAAAAAGCACTTGCTATTTTTAATTTATCAACATTAATTGTAAAACTACTAATTACTTCGCTTAAATCTAATTGAGGTTTATTATCAATACTTAAAGTATTAATATTAGCTTTTAATTTAGGCTCATCTATTTTAACTTCTAAAATTGTACCATTTAACTTTGCTTTAACTTTTGATTTGTCATTTGCCATTTCAATAAATTTGCAAAGTTTTTCCATTTCTTCTTGATTTAAACAAAAATTTCCTAATATATCGGTTTTGCTTAAAACAAAAGTTTCTTTATCTTTATCGTGTTGTAACAAATTATCATCTTCAAAGTAATTCATAAACATTGGTTTATTTATCATCATCATTTTCGTTCTCTCTTTCTTTTTCCATTTCAGATTTTAAATTATTAAGTAAGTCCTCAAGACTACCATTAATTAATGTTTCTTTTATTGAGTCTTTATAAACCTTGTATAAAACCTCACTAAATATTTTAGCAAAGATTTTTTCTCTGCCTTTAGTTTCGCCAAACGAATACGCAACTCTTATAATTACTAATACAACAATAATTATAATTGGTATTAATATTTTTAACATACTTTTATTCCCCCTTTTTTATTTCCATTCAAAAATATTGTGTTTATCTCGCACAACTATATTGATTGTGTTTGCAGAATTTCTGTTTTGTTTTATTTCTTCGATTTTTAAAACTGAATAATTTTTGTAATTATCGTGTTCCAAATCGATTAATAAATTTTTTGCTCTTAAGCATGAATAAACTTTTTTGTAGTATTTATTATTAACTTTGACAAATACATTCACGATTAAATTTGGGTCAATATATTTCTTAACAAATTGTTTTAAACGCATTATTAATTATTTTCAATTAAAACTCGATAAATTATATTATCTCTTACAAGATTATATATAATATCAAAGTTTGTAATTTTCTCATCAAAGATACAAGTATCTTCAATATCTTTCATATTGGCTACGTATGTATCTCTTTCATATGGTAATTCAAATTTTTCTAAATCAAGCATTACCTTATCTTCGTTTGTAACGATCAACTTAAGAATTAAGTCGCTTTCGTTAACAACATATTGATATGACCCAGTATCCATCGTTGTGTACTTTGTATAATATGATTTAAAGCTATGTTCAAAACCATATTTTTCAAGCAATTTAAGTTTTTTCTCTTTAACTTTGTAAACTATCTTGCAACCCTTGCCATTTGCCTCTTTAATCCAATTTTTAAGAATTGGTTCGTAAGGCGAATTAACATTTTTGGCTATTACATAGTAAAGCAATTGCCTAGACATCCCTAATTTTTTTGCAAGTTGTGATTTTGTTTGTGGTGCAATTCCTAATTTTTTGTTTCTTTTAAAAACATTTTCCATTTGTTCTTTTTCTTCTTGTGTTAACATTTTTAATTTCCTTTCGCTTTCGCCATATTGTATTGTGCGGTTTCATAACTCAATTCACTTTGTAATTTTTGAATCATAATACCTAAATAGTAAGTACAATTTCTTAATGCATAATGTATTTCTGTTTGCTTACTACCTTCAAAATAATCTTCTAGCAAATCATCATTGTATAAATCGTTGCCTTTGATTTCTTCGTTTAATTGATTTATCTCAAATATTCTTGCTTTGAGATATTCAATTTTTTCTTTTCGTTCTTTAATGCTTATCATTCACTATTTACCTCTTTCTGCATGTCTCAAACACACACCACCATTTTACACCTTTTAAAAATATTTGTCAAGTACTTTGAATTAGTAAAATGAAATAAATTAAAAAAACACCATCAATTTGACAGTGTTTTTCTTTTGTTAGTTCCTAAAATGGCATATTGTCCATACCTACATCAAAACTTGTTGGGTCATCGACTTGTTCAACTGATGTATCTAAATTGTCTACATCTTGTTGCTTTTTCTCAAACTTTCTAGCTTCTATTGTAACAACTGTTTGTTTGTAAACTCTACCATTATATGTTGAACTATTTGAGGATATAGCCAAAATTTTATCAATTCTAATCACATCTTTTTCTCGTAAGTCCTCAATTGGGTTCTTAATAAATATTGTGTAATAGCCTAAATTAACATATTTCTTAAGCTCGTTATCATACTTTGTATCACTAAACATAAAAAGTTGCCATTTATAGTTTTGTTTGCTTACACCTTGTCTCAATTTGTAAACTTGTATCAAATTACCAACTGATAAACCTTTATTTTTCTTAACCATTTACTTTTCAACTCCTTCAGTTAAAATTTCTATTATTCTATCGGCACATTCGCTTTTTTTACAAAAGTCAAAAATTGCTCCATACTCGTTTTGCATTGTTGTAAGTATCTTTACAAGTTGTTTACCACTTGTTGGTGGTTGTTTTGGGTATGGTTTGCCTGTTCTTCTTGCTCGATTTCTTTGAATAGCCCACGTTTTAATTCGTGGGTTTTCCCATTTGTTTAAATCTTCAATGCATTTAACATTTTCTTCATTTACGATTAATATATGTAAGGTCGCACCCATTTCCTTTGCACCAATAAGTTCATTTCTAAATCTTACGTGTTGTTGGGTAACATTACCTACAATCTCTTGTATACAATATTTAGTGTCAATAAGCACTGACAAATTAGGTGGCATACAATAATCACCATAAGTCATAGGTTTGTCATCTTTAATCTTATAGCCTCTCGTTTTAAATTCTTCTTTTAGCCAATCCCATTGCTTGCCTTTTTGTCTAGTGTCACACCAAATAATGCGTTCTTTTAATTCCATATTTAAAACCCCATATCTTCAAAATCTGCTTCATTAAATGTAAATAGGTCTTCCTCTATCAATTCAACTTCTTGTTCTTCATTTTCTTTTTTATTAAAATTTTGTTTATTAAGTTCTACAAAGCATTTTTCTGAAATATCTTTAAGTTCAATTTTTTTCGTTTTTATAAAATCATCGACAATTTCTTTTGCTTGCCACATTTTTATAAATATATCACTTTTATCTACTTGATAAACAGCACTAATGCCTTTTACGTTTTGCAATGTTGTTGGTTTTAAACCTCTAAAAATTTCATTTTCAGTTTGTTCGTCAAAGAAAACCCATTGCATTATAAAGGTTTTGTAGCCACTCAAGTATGCGTATAACATAGCTTGATAAATTTCATCTAATGGTTTTGTTTGCTTGATAATTGAGTATTTACTCATTGATTTACTTTTAACTTCAACTAGTGTTCTTTCAACAGGCAAATCAATATCAATTACACCACTAAAGTTTTTATTGGTTGGAAAATTTGTATATTTTATAATTTTAGAATCATAAGTAATGCAGGTTTTTCCTCTTTGCTCTAACCATCTTTTCACTAATTTTTCTGCAAATTCTCCACGTTTTTGATAAATATCAGCAACAGTTCTATGAAGAATATTAAACATATACAATAAAGCATCGCCCTTTAGAGTAAATTTATTTAAGCCTAGCAATTCAACAAAAGAATGTCCTGAAATTCTCTTTGGTTCAATCTTAACATTATCAGTAGGTTCAAAAATAACATAACCATCTTCAATTTTCATATTTACTTCTCCTTTGCAAAAGTAGTATGTATTCCAAAAATGCGTTCAAATTCTTCACACGTTTTTTTATGACTAATCAAAAATTCACTAGCATGTAATAAAACAATTTCTTTGCATTTCGATAAATCCATCATTTTTAAATGTTTAATACAATTTGCTTTTGACATATGCGTTGATATTTGCCTTATATATTTTTTTCTTTTATCATCTTCAACACCACTATCTAAAATGCTTTGTACTTCTTTATCATCATAATTACATTCAATGTAAACTTTATCAAATTTAAAATTAGATACGTTTTGCTCCATTAATGAAAAATCAGTTCCAAAAAATATGCAACTATTTTTATCTAAAAAAACATAAGCATAATTGTCTACCATTCCGTGATTGACTAAAATTGGTATTATTTTTATTGTATTAATTTTAAAGGGTTTTTTAGGTTCTACATATTTTATATTCTTGTAATGATTATATACATTTATATTAGAATACACATCTACGTATTGACTTACATAATCAATGCTCGTCGCATGATCATTGTGAATGTGGGTAACAAGGCATCCATCCACATCTAAAAGAGTGATGCCTTGCTCCACTAATAATTTGCGTATATTTTTTTCGTTCAAGCCACATTCTAATAAAATATTAGTATTTTCATTTTTAACTAAATACATATTGCCCTTGCTAGAAGAGGCGAACGCATAAATATCAAGCATTTTAATTTTCATCCTCGTACGCAACGTCTATTACATCTTCAGTTGCAACCTTTTTATCAATTTCTTCATTAACTTTGTCAACATTGTCGTATTTCGTTTCTTTGTTAAAATCCATTTCTTCACTTTCCTCAAGAATTTTTAAGTCGCCACCTTTAATAACATCTTCAGGGTATTTCATAAAAGGTCTAATTTGTTCGCTATTAAACATTTCCCAAGTAACAGTCTTTTTTACCATTTTAACTGTGTCGGCATTCCAAACACTCTTATCTTGTGATGAACTAGCGTTATATGCTCTTTCAATTCTGTTACGATCAATTTCAACATAAATTTGTGTCAAATCTAAAGGTTTTTCAGGATTGATAGAAACAAAAGCAATTTTATAAGCACCTATAATATTTTCATATTT